AAGAGAAATGCGTCCTTACAAAATTACTAACATGGTGTGTATCTATGTCTAAATCCCACTTTCTTTCCATAACAGCATCAATCCAACTCACCATGATGTCTTCATCAGGGATGTGATACCAGTCTATACGCTTAACCGGGATAGGCATACACAGGTCGTACCATACATATTGGGCTGTTGCAGGTAACCTGGTGACTATCGTCGGAAGGCCGGTAGCCATTGCCTCCAGCGGCATTAAACCAAACCCCTCAGCTTGAGTTGGATATATAAAACAATCGGCGCTCCAATATAGATCAACCATCTGATCTACTGAGAATCTCTCATCTATAACCCTTATGTTTTTAAAACTCTCAAACTCAACAGGGTATGGATATTTAACTATTAACTCAACATCTTTGCGGTTAATATATTTTTCAGCCCATATGTCAAGTAATCTATTCCCGCCTAGAATTGATCCATCGGTAAGAAATGTAAAGACAGGTTTTGGTAGACGTTCCCTGAAATTAAACTTGGACGTGTCAACTCCAAGAGGCACTACTACTGTATCTTTTAATATACCCTCTTGTTTCCAGAGAAGCTTATTCCAGCCACATGGTACAATGCACAAGTTAATAGAGTTGCCGCCGTTAACCCACATACTGTTAGTAAATCTTTCGAATTCCCACATACTCCAGTTGGCAATAAATGAACCAACTGTGTTAGTTGCAGAGTCTAGCTGACTTAGGCGAACCGTCGGTAGAAATCTGTTGTATGTGTTTGAGAACTTTATATAGCCAGGCGCGTCATCAAGCCGGTTTTGTTTGTGCCAATTTCTACAGATCACAACGTCAACGTTCAGATTGAGAATCTCTCTGACGAGGTTTACTGTCATATTACCGTATCCATCGGCAATATTGACAGGCCCATCAACATTTATTGCTCTGTAGTCGTGGCGATGTCCGGCGTAGTTACGCCAATCAAAATACCAAGCCCATTTCCAGACTAGTGGATCTGGTACTCTATAAGATTCAGCACCAACTGAGCCGTCAGTTTGTTTTAACTCGCCGCCTCTAAATAACTCATGTAGACAAATATCTACATCTGAAAATAAATCTCCCTCTACTGGAAGAACTACATCATAGTTTACAGGATCTTTTACAAGATACCAATCCTTTGTGATTTTGTAACCGGTCTTTCCCTCTACCATCCATTTATGCCGGATGCCAGACGACCACATCACGAGCCGCCTTTATAGAACATCCTTCCTCCTTTAGATTTTCACACCAACCAATTATAGCATTCTCTGTCTTAAACCTGCAACTTCTGAACCGAGCTGGTACTAACAAAACGCTCCCGGCAGAGTCTACGTCGAAGAGGTGACTTTCACCGTGTATGTATGGCTTGTGTGGGTTGAATTGCACACCATCTTTCCTGAAAGCCCAGATGTCATAAAATTGGCGCGTTTTCTGTGTGATGATGTACGGAGCAACGGCGTGTTTTCCACCAGAGAGCAGCAATAAATGTCTCACCAGATCACTCTCAAATATGAGGTCAGATTCAACCCATAGTATATAGTCAGTCTCTTCCGGTATAGCATCAAGTGCAATATTAGCCAACTCAGCCAAACAACTAAGTCTTTTAGGGTGAACTACCGAACCATAATATGGTATATGTTGATCGTGCTTGATGACCTGCGTGTTAGCTTTAAACGGTCCATCTCGCCACTTTAGTAGTCGTTGATATGTAGAATCTGTGCTATCCCCCTCCACAAACACAAAGCGCGTACTTTCCAGAGGGTATATACTGCTTACTTGAGCAAAATACCTATCCAAGTAGCGAGTAGAATCTCTAAACAGAGAGCAGACCGTCAGAATCATTTTGCTGGTATCCCCTTGACTATTGTATGAGCACTAACATCTCGTGTAACCACAGCCCCAGCACCTACTGTGGCATAGTTGAACACAGTTACTTTTGGTAAGACAACTGCATGTCCTCCAAGATATACACCTTCACCTATTACTGCGTGACCATACACACCTGAGTGCGGACCTAGAGTACAACCCTCACCAACTCTTGCGTCGTGGCCAACCCATGAGCCTATGTTCATCAAAGTAAAGTCACCAACCTCAGCACCTAGAGATACGCTTGAAAATGGGTACAAAATACACCCAACCCCAACAAACGCACCTGGAGGTAGACATGCTTTTGGATGAATCAGCGTTATGAATTGAGCACCTCTATCAGTCATGAATCTGGCTATATCCATCTTCTTTGATGTAGGTTCGCCAACCGCAAGTATGAAGCGCTCGTCTGGTGCCGGTTTCCATTTATACGGGTTACCTACGACCTCAAACTCAGGGACACCAGATATTGGTCTGGGGTCTTCATCAATGAACCCATATATCTCGAAACCTGCATCTAGCGCCCAGCCTAAAACTTCACGACCAGCACCACCAGCTCCGACTATATAGTATTTCATCCTTCAAACTCATTAGGTGGATTTCTAAATCCGAGTAAACTTTGCTTAGTTGGTCGCGCCAATCTCTGACGTCTCTCTGGAACCAACTTATTTAATTCATCTAGATCACTTAACAAACTCTTAGATTTAAGCTCAGCACCGGCGACGTTGCTGAATGAAATCTCGTCATCTTTCCAAGAAACTGCATCTGCACCAGATGTATAAACCGTACCGGTCTTCAACAGAATGGCCGCCGCCAACACAATCGGTCGCTCATCACAATATTGTATAACTGGCGGTTCAGAAAACTGAAACACATCGTCATTGTTTCTAGTTACTGACCAATGGTTTAAGTCTTGGTCATAAACCACGGAATAACGATAATTCCAGCGCGCCATCAACATCTTGATGCCCTCTAAGAGAGAAAACTTTAAAAGACCCTCATCATAGGCATAAGGCTCGGTTATATCTCCAAGATGCATCCTGAGCGCCGGAACTAAAAAATCTAAATCCGTAGTACTGGTTAATTGAACTGGCATATTTAATACTCCACATCCACTCTGGACGGCGTCTCAGCAGGTGCTTCTTCCCGCTCAAATTCTGACAGCACACTCTTAATATATTCGATGGTCTTAACTGGTTTATTCATCTTCTCGGCGGCAATTAAGAACCTTCTCACTGGAATACTAGACGTAAATGCCTTCAACTTACTCTGCAATGCAAAGAATGGTTGGTTTAAAATTAACTCGATCTCTTCATCGGATATAGAATTAATCTTAAAATATTCCTCATCTACTGCTGAATGTGGAACTAGCGCGCCAGATTCAAAATGAGCTTTATTATTCTTACGAATATATTTATCTTCCGCAGCAGTCCAAACTGTTAAAAAGCAACCATCCTCATTCTTCTCCGGATCACCTTTTAGAATTACTTCTTCAGGAATTAGACGTATCGGATCAAGTGTTTTAACTAATATTGCACCAAGGGTTGTCTTCTTATATGTAGCAAATGGCTCACCCTTTTGCATAACCTCAAAAACATCGCGCTTAATTGCTTCGTCTTTCAAGCCCATAATCGTATCCCTCCTTATAGTTTGTGTGGGGCGGCACTACGCCGCCCCACACGTTATATTAAACTCAACCTACATTATCAAGTACGAAGATACCTTCCTGCCGGTCAATGATCATGCCGTATTGAGCATACAGCTCGATATTGTAGACAGGAGGAGTTGGTTCCCAGTTGATCCAGCTCTTGCTCTTGACATCTCCGTAGGTGATAAACTCACCAACATTATTACCAATTACAAGAATCTTGTCTTCTGGGAGCAGCGGCGTATTACTAACTGGGTCATCCCACTGCTGATCCAACCCGATGATGGTCGTCCCGTAGTATGTTCCAAGGAAGCCGGTGCGATGCACCTCTTCGATGGCCTGCATGTTCGGGACTCCCCACTTGGTTGGATCACCCTGGTAGGGTGTATACTGACCAAACTTAGAGATCGGCGCCATCACCTTTTTGATACCAACCACAGCCTTTACACCACCAACACGATAGTTGATGTAGTCAATGGCGGCATCGAGCGCAGTTGCCGATACCTTCGCACCGCCGAGATCGGTATAGTTGTTAGGTGTGTTTGACGCATTCCACAGCGTGCTTAGGCTTGAGATTACTCTAGCAAGGAAATAATCACGAATCTTGGCCCGCATCTCGGCTTCAATCTCAGCGATTGTACCAATCTGACCTGATTCAAGATCCCAAGCGTTAGCATGCACGCGCACATCTACACCAGAAAGGTTATACCAAGCACGGTCGGCAACTGTAACCTCATTAGACAGATGAACTGAGCCCGGAACAAGAGTTCGTACAGTAATACCTCTACGAACTCTCTTAATCAGCTGATCACCCGGCTGAAGGTTTCTGGTATTTAGCAGCATACTGATGTAGTCTGTAGCAATATGGTTAGGCTTAAAGTACTCTACGATTAGAGAAGCGAAAGCCTCAGGCTCATTCTTGGCTACAGCTGCTAGAGCCTCTCTGTATTCACGTTCTTTATCCATCATCATTCTCCATAAGTCCGGAACTGGAGTTTCTGACCATCTAGGACAGCAGTTACGACAGCTACTGCGGTGCCAGAGCTCTTCTTCTGCAGCTTACCTGCGTTAGTACCGGTGTAGTTAACCTCGAGCTCATCACCAGCAACTAGAGAAGAATCATATACCCAGTTACCAGAAGTAACAACAAACTCACCTGCGCTGAATAGAAGCGCGGCTGTACCAGACGGGATAGTTAGAGGCTCTTCACTCAGGTTGGGGTAGAACGTATACACTGCAGTTGGTGTAAACGGCGAGTTAGACGTTCTATCAAAGCCCCAGCGGAGTGCTCTATCATACGTCGGGTATGGTTGAAAAATAGGCAGTTGACGATTTTCAACTGGCCAGGCGACGATGTAACGGGCCTTCGCGGCTTGACCAGCGTTGGTCGGCTTGTCGGCACCGGTGCTAGTCAATACGACCATGCGTCCCTCTACAACATCGCCGTCTAGGGTCACACCTAGAATATCTGTATATTTTAAGACTTCCATTATTATTTACCCTGCTTTCTCTCTTCTAGAAGTTTTCTTAGGATTTCCTTAGCATCCTTGGTGTCTTTACCATCAGATGCAAGGTGCGGAACTTTAGCTGATGTTGAAACCTTCTCTGGAATATCTTTGTTTTGAGCCTTTAGAATCTCAACCACAAAATCAAAATGCTCGTCATCTAAGCTAACCCACTTGTTCCAATCAAAGTCTGTGCTGGAGACATCAATACCTGCCTCAGCCAGCTTTACAGAACGAGCTTGCTTGACAGCCTCAAGAGCCATATCTGCTTCGACCTTGGCCTTAAAAGCGCGCAGCTCCTCAACCTCGGTCTTTAGAGCAACTAGCTCTTCAAGGCTGGACATAGCACTAGCTAGCTTGGCTTCGAGCTCTGTCTTTTGCGCAAGAGCTTCATCCAGCTGTTTTTGAATCTCATCCATTTTTTCACCTTGGTGTAAAATTGTTTCTATTTTTTGCACTATATGTGCCACAGCTTCCTTAGGAAGGCCGCTCTGGGGTGCTTCTTTTAACGCTGCTTCTAGGCGGATTGTATCAATATTACCCTCTAAATCTTTGAATGGGAAATGCCGCCCGGACTCGTCAACATATAAAAAAGCCTCATCAGGAAGCTGTTTGATGTAACTAGGTGACCACTTAGAGGCGATAGCTAATATCGGAGTTCTGTTCTCATAAGCAGGGTATTTTACCAAAGCAACTGCTTTAGTGATACAACCCTTTAACCACTCAACTCCGTTCTCATCAACCTCTGAATCTGAGTATAAAATCTCCCAAGATGTACCGATAGGTTGCTTTGCACTAAACGCCTCTTTGATTGATTTAACTTCTTCTGGATATTCTGTATCCCAGATATTCGCTAAACCTACAATTTTATCGTCAACCTTCTTCAAACTGGCAATTGAACCTATTGGAATAGCACCGGTATGGTCACCGATGTCTTCCGGCGTTTTCTTAACAGGTTTGTGAACACCAGTTGTAATTAGGTTATCAAACTCTTCCTCTTTAACGCCTTGGTTATTAGCGTTAGGCGCGGCGTCTGTAAAAACAAACCGCAACCATGTGCTTCTAGTATCTTTTACCAAAGAAGCATCGGCTTCATTTTCATCTGGTACAGCTACAAACTCAAGTGTTGCTTGATTCATTTTTTCTTCTTACCAACTCATCTAAGAGTTCAACGGCCAAGGCAGCGCTTTCAGCTTCTTGTGGAGTTTTACCATATCTCTTAGTATAGATCGCCGACGCCAATCTCTTAGCATAAGTCAGACAATCTTCATCTTCCTTTTTACCGGGATGGTCACCCTTCAGACATTGTTCCCGGATCGCTTCCCTGATCTTTAGGTACTCCTTCGGCATCATCTGTCTCCTGGTTAACAATATTTGGTCTTGGAGAGAACGGCATAGATGGAAACTCTGGTATCTTGTGCTTAGCCATCAGTTCTCGCTCATGAGCCTTCATCACCACCTCATCTTCAAACTTATATCCGGCGGATCTAGCAAGACTTGTAAGACTGATGGCATTTCTTTCAAACAGAGTGGCCGCCGTCTTGGACAACTTTTCAAGATCATACAATCTTAATTCTTCGAAGCGCGCCGTAGGCACAGCATCTAATCCATTTCTTTCCTTAATGTCCATAAGAATATTTTGGACCCAAGTCAGTAAATCTGACCTCATCTTGGTTATAGTAGACGCTGGAGAGAACATTGCAAACTCAGCTTGTGATGTTGCTGATCTTGATGTCTCCCCATTCATAAGGATTCTAGGTATACCAAGACCATAAAATATATCCTCATTGATAGACGTGTATTTATCTTGGCTGAGCATGGCCGATGTGTCCGGATAGACCCAATTAATTTGTAGCGTATGGTTTCCAAATAGCTGGAACACACGCTCGATATTATCGGGCCTATTTCTCCAAGTAAGTTCTGACTTTAAACTGGATAGTTGATCTTCATCGTCTTCTGTCAACGGATATTCATCATTACCAAGACGGATCAACATAATGGCGCTGATGACCCGTGACGCAATTGAGTAATCCATCTTACGAAGGTTTCGCTTAAACTCAAGAGACTCGATCACCTTCTGGAGATAAGGTGTTGGGTATGGGTCATATGTCTTGGGCTTGCGACGGATCAAGAATGCGTCATCTATACGAATCTCGGTAGCGTTCGAGCGCACCTTGTCAACAAAGTCCGGAAAACTTTCAACCAGGCTTTTGTATTTTTCAACATCTTTTGTACCGTCTGGATAAGTCCCCTTAGACATTATGAAATAGCGCAGTTCCTCATCTACCTTGATGTAAGGTACCACATCCCCAGTTGCACCCTCAAATTTTAGCACCACCTTCATCGGATCAAGAATCCATACTTTGTCCGGCAACTCCAAAGCAGTTCGGCGATTAACACCAATTTCCCTTGGATTAACCTTTTTCCACGTATTCTGAGGAATAACAAGACCTGATAACATATATTCAAGTGCCGCCTTGTTTAAATAATCCAAGAAAAAGTTGGTGGCGGCTTCATAAATAGCCATCTCTCTATCAGAACACTGACACATATCAAGCGTGAATCCGGTAATACCTAAGTCAATAAACTTGTCAACAGCAGTGCCAGCAACAGGATCAAACTCATAGAAAAACCTGATGAGTTTCAACCTCTCATGATACGGCTTGGCGCTCCACACACCCATCTTGTCTGGGTACAAAGAAGATTGGTCACCATAGAGTGTAATTGAACCCTCTGGTTGACGAATAAACGCCGCATACGAAGAGCGAGCCTTTTTGCTCTCTGGAACAATTTCAACTTCCGTCATTAGTATATCCATTTACTCTTATATAATTTTGGTTTGTTTGGCCTCCCAAGTAAGGCGTCATATTTATTAAATACCACCATAGCGAACGTTAACAAGGCTGCAAAGTTATGGTCAGCCCCACGGTCGCCGCCACCGGGCGTTGAAGCTTTATAAACAATCTGACCTGTTGCCGAAGACTTGGAATAAGTAATTCTCTCCAGCTCTGTTAGAAGGTCGTCGTCTTTCCTGGAAAAAGCAATTTCATAAGAGTTAACCATCTGTTGTAACTTAGTTACAGAAAATGGTTTTACTCTTTCTTTTAACTCTTTCCCACTTTCATCAACACCAACTACTACAGTACCACCAAACTCTACAGGTATAATCTTTTCTTCATACCTGGAGTTCTTAAACTCCGGTCGGTAAAGAAAGTCATTGTAAACAGCCTTACCTTGACCACCAGCACCAACATCTAAACCGATGAAGTTAAAATTATATCTATCATTGAGATCATCTATGAATCTCTCTTGTATGTCATAGTTAACCTGGTGCAGCTCTACTCTAAATAGTATATACCAGATATTATCTAATAGATACAAGGCTATGATTGCCGTTGGTTCTGTAAAGCCGAGATCAACTCCGAGCACCAAGGAATCTGATCTCTTTGGCGGCAGTGGTAGATTAATAGCAATTCTGTCAAGTGCGTGCACATCGGACTTAATCTTGTCACCAAACACACGGATCGTCGGATACATGTACTCCTCAATACGCATGTTCTCTCTGTCGAACATTGAGAACGTGGGAGTGCCATGCTCGCCTAGCACTTGACGTATAAAGTCCTGACTGTCCTTTCCGCCAAACTGCTCTATAGCACGCTGCTCTGCTTCCTTTGTGAAGCGTGGATTGTCGTATGCCGATATGCGATGCTTAGTAAACGATGGGGACGTGTCACAGGCATACAGCACGCTCTTCTCCCGACGCCCATCAGGCACACCGGCAACTACCATCTGGTTGCCTTCTTCCCAGTCATTAAGAACCTGCTGCAACTCAACCCATGTGCGCCAATCGTAATAGCTGCTCTCATCAAGGATGATGACAGGTACGTGCAGGCCGACCACATTAACACCAGTACCGCTGGTACCGGCGATTCTACAAATCAACGTAAAGTTATTCATGAACTTAATCATGAACTGCTGAGCGTTGACGCTGAATCTTCCAAGCCAATATTTTAGAAATGGGTTAACCCGGAACTTCTTTTGTATGCCGAGAAAGACCGGATCTAGATGCGACCTGTTTGGTACAGTATATAATACTTCTCTAAAGAAGCCATTTACAGCATGCCAGGTGATCTTGGCAATTAGCGACTGCGTCTTGCCGACGGCGCGACCGGCGCGTATACTAACCATGTTGTTAAAATCAAGAAGAATCTCTTTCTGGTAACTAGTAAACTCAAAAACAGATTCCTCTGATTCTAACCTACTGAGAAATTCGTAACACCAAACCGGATGCCTAAGAACTTCGTACAAGGCCAGTTCTTCTTCAGTAAGCCTTTCTATTAACACTTAATCACCTACTTGTACGGGTTCTTCTTTTCTAATTCTAACAACTTCTGACCACTTAGTTTGGTAACTTTACCACAACGACCACACGTTACTGTGATCTCGTTATTTGATTCTGGGTAAGTAAAGTTGACCACAGCCAAGACTATGTTGCATTGGCAACAACGCACATATGCTAGACGTTCCTGGAGAAAATGTCGTGCGCGCGCCTTGATGTCTTCCCATAGCAGCAGCGGATTCTCCTCAGTCTTCTCGATACGCTTTGCCCTGGTGATGCCTAACGATTCCTGTAGCGCTATTAAGTCACGGCGCATAATGCCAAGACGTTGTTCTTCCTTAAGCGCTTCATTTGGATCGAGCTCATCAGAGCGCAGGCGCTCCTCTAAGTCCTGCTCAGCACTCTCCAGGCGCACCATCAATGCCGCCATACGCCTAAGAGATTCCTTGTCGTTAGATTTCATATCCGACAAGTCATAGTCTTTGGCAAACTCAGCCAGCTTCTTCTCTACCTGACTACTTAGTTCCTTACTCCATAATATCTTGTTGATCTCTTCCTCAGTCTTACCTTCAAACTGGGCCAACTGACGAATTGATGGTAAAGATCTGCCCATAGTAACTCCTATAGTATCGTCTATAAACCATAAACGAATTCAATCATAAATTGAATAATTTTTATCTGAAAAAGACCTCAAAATAAACATACCATTCATATAAATAGAATCGCCCTCAATTAAGAGGGCGATTGAGTCTGGATCCATGGGGATCTCTTCCATAACGTGTTGTCGGTACAGACGGCGTCGTTCAATGTTAACTAAAGCCTTAAGCCAGGGCGGCCACTGTTTGTATGTTAATTTCTCTAGATTAAACTCATCTGAGCACCTCTTACAAACCCAGAAACGCCTGCTTTTATGCCCGCCGCATATCACACACTTATCATCTTGGATTCTTTTTCCTGCTAAAAGCCTTAGATTTATCATGTGTCCTTAATCTCGTATCTTTGTACAATCCCCTGGTCTAAGATCGAAAAGTTGTCAAGACCGGCGGCCCAACGTATTCCTTTTCTAAGGGCATTAATTGAACCTATCTCAGTCTCTAGCATAAACACAGTCCGTAGATCGCCGCTTTTCTCAGCGCTTAACTTCCACAACAAGCATTGTGATTCCAGGAAATCACACAACTTAATAGCACCCTCTATCTCTTCCCTAGAACGCATACTCGTCAGAATCAATCTCCCTATACAAATTCAAAGAACTTAGTGGTATACCCATCTTACAATGCTGATAGTAACCACAAAACATATAACTACACCACCAGTTTGATGGGTCAGTTCTTGGAAATATTTCAGCCTTAACCATGCGCTCTGCATCGCGTAGGCGCTCCTCAAACTCACGTAAGCTACGTGCGTCTCGCATAGTCTGCAGTGTTTGAATACTGCGCGTCTTGTCCTTAATGGCCACATCATAAAGCACAGCAGATGGCGTCTCTCCAAACAGATGTTTATAGGCATATACATACCCAGTACCCTGGATGGAGTTATCGGCTCTGGCCTGTGGCCACTGTTTAGACGACGTTTTGTGCTCCACTATGATGCCGCCGTCACCTATAAAATCAATACGTCCGACGAACAAAGAACTAGATTCCTTCGGTTCTAGCCTAAACTCATGCTCAACTACTACAGGCTTTCTGTTGGGAGCAACTGTGTTTATATAAGATTCAACTAAACCAATACCAACATCTTTGAGCGCGCCGTCTTTGACATCGCTCTTTTCCCATCTATCAGAAAACACAGCCTTTGCCTGCTCAACCGGTAAATCCTTCCCGGTGAGGACCTTATGTCTAAAATTATCCTCTATGGTGCTGTGGTATGTATCACCAAATATCTGAGCTGCTTGAGGAGGAACTTTATAACCAAGTACATACCGATACATATATTGGCGCGGGCATCTCGCCAGCATTTCCAGACTAGATGCGCTAAAGTGTTTCATAGACGATCTCCAAAGAATTATTGAACAAGTCCAGCTGTGTTGTCACCAGATAGTTTTCTATGTAGCTGCGCATCGCTGGATTTTTCTCTATCATTATGCTGTTGCGCCCTGTGTTGATAGCTGCTTTGGCAGTAGTACACGTACCTCCAAACGGATCAAGGATTGTATCGCCCGGCTCTGTGTACATTTGTATTAGACGCGTTGGTATTTCTTCTGGAAATTTAGCCAACTTAAAACCATCTACACGCTCATTGATGCGCACAGACGGGATCGACCAGACTCCATCTGTCCACTCAACACGCTGTTTGTCGGTCATATCCACTTTCTTAACGGGGGGAGTGCCTTGACTACGTTTGCGCCATACAAATATGTATTCCCAGTTTGGCGCTACTCTCATCTGACCAGTCCTATTTGTGTTGTGGACAAGATGTTTGGCTTCGTTCAGGAATACATGGACTTTGTCCCATATAATTCTAGCCCAGAGATCGTAGCCCAGACGATCAAATATTTCGTAATACTTGCCTGAGTACAAGATCTCACAAACGCGGCCAACATCAGCCGAGTTTGAATATTTATCTCCAAAATTAACTGCAACTTTACCAAAAGGCTCGACGGCATTGTCGAGCCTTTGGAACACGTCATATATTAAATTCCAATATTCTTCTGTTGACTTGATGTAACTTTCATATTCTCGACCGACGAAATACGGCGGCGACGTTATAACCAACGCTACGGACTCATCTGGCAGAACAACATCTCTACTGTCTGCAAAAATAATCCTATGGCGCGTCATTCATCGCGATCCTTTCCTGCAGCTCTGTCGTACTAATACCGGTCACAATCCGGTCAACATAATCAACGTCGACCTCGTCATCATAAACGTTTTTAACAACCAGTACCGACATTACGATGATGATGTCACCCTTCTCAACTGTGTGGTCGCCAGGATCGACCTCAAAAGAACTAGACTCACCAATATTAACAATCATAGTAGCTCCTTATGGGATATAGAAAACTCTAGACGAAAGCCAAGAACCAACCACGAAAAAGTACAGAGCCGCAAAACACAAAAACAACAAGATTGTCCAGATGTTCTTCACTCCAGTCCTCCGTGCCAACTGGCTTTTCTTTTATAAGACATCAACGCATTATAAAGACTTTCGTTCATGTGTAAACCGTTTGCTACGCCCTGTTCCACGAACAGGATTAAGTCGTGTAAGTCCAAGCGCCTCAAACCAACGTAGACGATGTCATGGCTGTGGACGCAGCTCTCAGCATCTTTAATAGAATCATACTCGCGACCACAAAGACTACATTGGTGGATTTCCTTAGTCTTACTGACTAGTAGGTGCGTCATCCAAAATTACCTAGCTTTTAATGGCTTGATAGAATGGCTTTAGAATTCCGGTGACGATTTCGAAAAAATTCTCCATGGTTTCCGCGGTGAATTTGCCACTTTCATGCATCAAATGCTCATCACCATCCTTAAGGACCTTCAGCTCATCAGAGACGACATTCAAAGAGACATCGTAGCGAAACTCGCCCCCCGGCGTCTCCTTATACACACTAACGTCCAGCAACTTGTCGCCTACGACCTCATAGAACTCAAATGTAACGTAATTGACCATCCTTTAATCCTCCCTTCCAAATTTTTTATAGTAGTACTTGAGGTATGAGCACAGCTTGTTAAGCACGTCTGAATACGGCGTTGAGTCGGGCATAAAAATATCATCCCGATCAACTAGATTAAGATCCTGATCAAACATTCTAATAATAATGCGGTACTCCTCCTCAGGTGTATCTTTGTCCAAGTCTACCGACAAAAGATAATTGCCCAATCGCTCACAATACTCAACGTGTAGTCTTTCTACCATTTTGGAAACTCCTTCCTTATGAATTGTATGATGTCGTTGGTTCTGGATGAAAAATCCACCAACTGATCTGTGTGATACGAAGATGGTCCAGCCTTTTTGTTAACTGCGTCTATAAACATGCTGAACTTACCTTCAGAGATTGAATACATAATTGGATACACCCCGGCTTCTTTGAGTTGCTCATCGAACTCTTTAGCGACGACTGTGTCTATATGAAACCACCCTCCAAGACCATTCTCTTTAATTGAATCCAACCACCAATCGTAATCAGTCTTTCCATAAGAATCGCCGCGTCCGCATTCCTTATAACCAAGGATGACCGGTTGTATGCCCAGTACTGAACACGCCCTTAGCACCGATTCGAACATAAATGGAGACACAGTACCAAGCACTACATTGGCGAATAGTGCCGGGGCTTCTATAGTGTTGTACTTGGCCCGACTTAAAATCCACCAATCATAAAAGTTTTTAACATCGTAGCTGTTAAACACAGTAGTAGCTACTGCCCTGAGGCGTCGAAACGCAAACTCAGACATGTTTTTGTACAGCCTTGTTGTTACGTTGGTGGTTATACCAGCACTGTGAAACGCAGCTACAATTTCATCAAACCTTGGGTGTGATAGAGGCTCGCCGCCACCAAGTGCAACCTCAAACACACCAAGATCTTTAAAGGCATATGATATACG